CTCGCTGTCTATGCGGTTGTGTACTTCTTGATCGCCTTCGCGACGGCGGTCCAGCTGAGTTCCAGCTGTTTCGCCAGGGCGTAGACGCTCCCGAGTTCTTCGGCCCCTTCCTTCAGGGCTTCCGCTCGTCTCTTTCGGGCCTGCTCCGCCTGGATGTCGAGCTGCTCCAACAGCTCGTCCTCCACGCGGATACGGTCCCTCCATGGGGGCGTTTCCACCTCTCCGAGGATACCGCATGGGGGGTTATGTGCAACCCCCTGTTGCATAGTGTCGGTCATCATCACGCCCCCGACTCCTTCGCCCGCTGGAACGCCTCATGGATGAGGCGCTGCGCCTCGGCCAAGTGCCGCATGCAGATCTTCAGTTCGGCGTCCGGGTCAACGGCCTCGGCCGTGCACTGGTTGCCGCGGCCGGTCAGGACGCGGCATGTCACGTAGGACGCCATCAGGACGCCTCCTTCTGCTCGGTCTCGTCGTCCTCGCGCGGCTGCAGCTGGTGCAGGGTTATGAAGTCCTGGTGCTCGTAGACGTACTGGCACCACGAGCAGACGAGCACCGTGTCGCCGTTGCGGTAGCGGATCGGCGCCCCGCACACCACGCCCGAGACGTCGATGGCAACGCACTGGCCGAGAAGGCGACCTCGGTCCGGCTTCGCCCCGAAGATGGACAGGGCGTTGCCCTCCAGGTCCCGGACTTCCTTCGCCAGGTCGCCGGCGCCCGGGTAGCTGGAGGCGATCCATTCCAGCTGCATGCCGATCCACCGGCAGGCGTGCATGACCCGGTAGTCGAGTCCGCCGGTGACGGCCGGCTCGCCCCAGCCGCGGGCCGAGTGGATGTCCGAGCGCCACGACTCCAGGACGAGGGCGATCCCGCCGTGCCGGAGGTCGAGGACGGTCTCGTTCAGGGGGAGCCGGGACCCGGCCGGACCGGAGCTGACACGCTCCCCGGTCCGGCGGGCGCCAGGCGCCAGGTACAGACCCAGCTCGACGAACAGCTTCGGCAGACGCTCCAGCCGCCCGGCGAGGGCGAGCGTGTCCCCGGGGCACAGGTAGCCGTCCTCGAGGTCGCGCTCGCACAGGCCGCAGGCGTTCACGGACGGCCCGCCTTCCCGATGATCGCGGGGTCGGCGTAGGTGTCAACGAAGTCGGGCTCCCGGCGCGCGGCGAGCTCCGCCGCGGCGGCGCGGACGGCGCTGCGGTCGCGGCGGTCGTCGAGGACGCCGCCGATCAACTGGACGAGCAGCATGAGGTTCGTGCCCATCCCGAAGCCGAGGGCGAGCAGCTGGATGTCGTGGTCGCGCATGACGGCCTCCTAGAAGGGCGGGGTGTCGGTGTAGCCGGCGCCCTGGGCGGCGGGCTGCTGCTGGGCGGGCGGGGTGGCTTGCCACCCGCCGCCCTGCTGCTGGCCGTTGGCGGGCTGGGCTCCGGCCCACGGGTCAGCTGTCTGGTTTCCGGACACCTGCCCGCCGCCGCTCGGGTTCTTGACGACCTTGGCGGTGGCGCGGGCGAGCGTCGGGCCGACCTCGTCGACGTCGATCTCGTACACCGTCCGCTTCACCTGCTCCTTGTCCTCGTAGGAGCGCTGCTTCAGGCGGCCCTGGACGATGACCCGGGTACCGCGGGTGAGGGACTCGGCGACGTTCTCGGCGGCCTGCCGCCACACCGAGCAGGTGAGGAAGAGGCTCTCGCCGTCGCGCCACTCATTCGTCTGCTTGTCGAAGACGCGCGGGGTGGAGGCGATGCGGAACTTGGCGACGGCTGCGCCGGCCGGGGTGAAGCGGAGCTCGGGGTCGTCGACCAGGTTGCCGACGATCGTCATGACGGTCTCTCCGGACACGGAGATCTCCTTCGGGGTGGGTTACGCATCTGCGTAAGCTGGCTGACCTGTGGTTTTCTGGGTGGGTGGCCGGGCCCGATATCCGCGGGCCCGGCCGGTGCTGTGCGGGTCAGGCTGCGATGTCGTTGATCTCCCGCAAAAGCTGGCCGGCCATCGCCTGCGAAAGCGGCTCGATGCGCTCGCCGTAGCCGGTGATCAGGACGGGGCCGTGCGTGCTGTCGGTGGCGCCGTACAGGTTGCGGAGGGCGTCGATGACCGGGTTGTAGGGCCAGCTCTCGCGGCCGTCCTCGTCGAACCAGAGGGAGACACCGGGGGCGAGTTCGAGGTGTTCGACGGTGGTGCAGCGGAGGACGGCGGCGGCGTACTCGGCGAAGTGCTTGGGGTTGGCCGGGAGGTTGAGGGTGATGACCGTGCCGTCCTCGGTGACGAGGATGGCGTCGTCGTGCTTCATGGACTGTCCTTCTCTGGCGAGGTGTTCAGTTCTGAACACCTGGGATGCTGGGTGGTAGGCCGGGCCCGAATGCCGCGGGCCCGGCCGGTGCGCGTGCGGGTCAGGCGGAACGCTGCTCAGTGGCGCGCTTGCGGGCGAGGGCGTCCGAGATGTAGGCGAGGTGGGCGGCGAGGACGTACACGTCTGCCAGGCCGGAGTCCCCGATGGTGGTCACCGCGAGGAAGTCGCGGACGGACCAGTAGGCGGAGACGGAGTCGAAGCCCCCGGGGCTACGGGTGCAGCCGCGGTATGTCCCCCGGTCGAGCCGGCCGAGACCGCGCCGGAGTCCTTCGAGTCGGGCCAGCTTGGCGCCGAGGTCCCGGTCGGACCCCTGGTCCTCGGGGCGCAGGTTGTCCTGCGTCCACGCCTCGCGCTCCACTCGGGCTCGAAGGGTGGCGATGGCAGCGTTGAGGATCGTCCGCATGGTCGGGTAGGCCGCGTTCCACTGGCTGGCGAGCGTGCTGGCCGTGGTGTCGTCGAGCTGGCCGTGGGATCGGGCGGTGGCGGTGGTGAGCATGGCTCTCCTTCTGTGGTGTGCTGGGTGGGTGGCCGGCCCGGTTCCCGCGGGCCGGCCGTTTGCGTGCGGTTAGGCGTCCTGGCGCTTCAGGTCGATGCGGACCAGTTGCTTCGGGTCGCCAGGCTGGGGGTCGACGTCGGAGTTGAGACGTCGGCACTCGGTCGCGGTGATCAGGGACGAGCCCTCATAGAAGACGGGCTCCACTCGGGTACTGGCGATGCCGTCCCGGCCGACGCTCTCGACGACCGCCCACAGGACGACCGGAAAAGTGCCCTTCTCGTCGACGGTGGTCTTGCCGCCCTCGATCGTGAGGAGCTGGGTCTCCACCTGCCAGCCGGGTTCGGCGGGGGTGATGGACAGGATGCGGTTGTTGAAGCGCTCCCAAGCGGGGGTGCTGAAGTCGTTGCTCACGGGTTCTCCTCGGTGTCGTTCGCGGGTCCGTCGGTCGGACTCGCGGTTCCGTCCGTCGTGCGGACGGAAAGGTTGCGGAGCTTCTGGGCGTGGCGGGCTGCGAGGCCGCGCTGCCGGGCGGCTTTGAAGGCGGCGCGCCGGCGCTTGGCGGCTTCGGCGCGGGCTGAGGCGGCGGCAATCTTCTCCGCCACGACGTCGTCGACGTTCACGGGACGCGGGGGTTGATGAGAACGGGCATTGAGTCGGCTCCTGTTGCGGTTGTGGTGACCTCGTCCTCGTCCCGGGCTGATGAGACAACCCCCCTTGTGTGACCTCGTCCTCGTCCCACCTAAAGAAGTGGGACGAGGGACGAGGTCTCACTGACCGCGTCCGGACGAGGTGGGGACGAGGTCGGGACGAGGTCAAGCGGCGGACTGTTCGGGGGCGGATTCGGAGGGGTTGGGAATGGAGTGGAGGGTGGCGTTCCGGGGGCCAGGCTGAGCAACGACCTGCCCGGTATCGACCAGCCCGGCGACGGCGCGGCGAATGTCCGCGGCCTTGCCGGTGACGCGGTCCTCGATGCCCTTGCCTGTCAGCGGAGCGGACGCCTTGCCGATCGCCTCAAGTACCTGGCGCTTCAGGGTGTTGATCCGCTTCTCGTCCTCGTCGGCCTCGCGGTCCGCCTCGTCGCGCTCTCGCGGCGCATACAGGCGGGCCTCGGCGTATTCCTGCGTCTCAGACTTGACGACGAGGTCGGCGTACCAGTGCATGCCGGACTGGTGAGACAGCCCGTTCTTGCGGATCTGGCCGGGCCGGTCCTTGGCGACGCGGACGGTGGACTTGCCGGTGACGCCGATACCGAAGGGGCGCCGGTTCTCCAGCATGTACATCACGCCGTTGAGGCCGTTGAGCTTATGGACCCCGCCGATGCTGTACCGGCCGCGGTTCTCGCTGGACTTGACGACGTGGTCGAGGGTGACGACGGCCGCGCCCGAGTTCATCAGCGGGCGCAGCAGGAGCCGCCCGAACTTGGCGATGTCGGTGTTGTCCTTCAGCTCCAGGCCGAAGAGGCTCATGCCTTCGGTCACGCCGTCGACGATGGCGAGCGTCGGGTTGCGCTCCAGCACCGCCCCGAGGTCGATGGCGTCGACGGGGCCGAGCTGGTTCTCGGGGCGGATGTAGTGGAACCGTTCGAGGATGTCGTCGGGTACGGCGCCGCGCCACAGGCGCCGCCCGACCCCGCCGCCCGCGTCGTCCTCGAAGTCGATGTACAGGACGTGGTTGCCGTCGTTGATCTCCTGCAGGCAGGCGATCAGGGCGAACCAGGTCTTGCCCGCCTCGGACTCGCTGGCGACGCTGTTCATCCGGCCCGGGTAGAACAGCCCGACCCCGTCGTCACGCCGCCCAACGCTGGGCTGCGGTGGCTTGTACGAGCCGTCGAGGACGCTCCGCAGGTCCTGCGCCGCCCAGGTGCGTGGCGCCGGTTCGCGGTCGGTGTCGGCAGGCGTGTCGTCGTTCCAGTCGTAGGGCGGCTCTTCGCCCTCCGGACCGAAGTAGGCGTCCATCGCCTGGTCGATGTCGGTGGTCACGCCGCTCCCCTGTCACCCGGCCGCGTGGCGGCGCTGTCGAAGCTGGCGCGGGCCTCGGACTCGGTGAGGCCGACAGTGGAGGCTGCGGACATCAGCCCCATGCTGGCCTCGTGCAGGTCGATCAGGCCCTGGCCGGCGAGCTCGTGGGCGCGGCAGGCTGCGAAGTAGAAAGCGTTATTCCGTCCGCCTTGGCTCGCATCCATCACGTGCTGGACGAGGTCCGAGACGGTCCACATCCGGCCGCCTCCGGGCCTGCCCTTCGGGCGGTCCTCGTAGATGGGGAAGCGCCGCCGGGGCGTCGGGCGGGGCGCGGGGGCGCGCTCCTTACGGGGCAGCAGCGTGGCGGGCCACGGGGTGGTGGGTGCGAAGAACTCCGGTCCGCCTGCCCACTGGTAGCGGCCGCCGGAGGAGTGCAGGGACGGGGCGAGCAGGATGTATCCGTTGTGCTTGAAGTCGATGCCGGGGAACGGCTCGCCGGGCAGGTCGTATCCGGGGGACAGGTACAGCATGTGCAGGCCGTCGCCGCCGGTGATCTGCATGGTGGTGCCGGGCAGGACGCCGACGCGCTTCTCCAGCGCCTGGAGGGACTTGGTGCCGCCGTTGCGCGGGTCGACGTCGACGACGGCCCAGCCGTTGACCTTGCATGGCGCGCCGATGTTGGCGTCGGGCTCCTCTTTCCACCACCTGTGGATAAGTGCCGGGTCGGTGGTAGCTGCCCAGAAGCCGTGGCAGGTGGGCACGCCGCACTGGCAGCCCTCGGGGCGGTGCTGGACGTACAGGCTGCTGCTCTTGTCGCAGCGCGGGCAGTTGGCGTAGGGCGCCTTGTTGCGGCGCACGCGAAACACCTTGATGCCGGCTGCGGCGTAGGCCGCGGCGGCGGCCGGGAGATCGGCTGGGATCTTGATGCCGACGTTCACGAACTGCTCTCTTCTCGAGCTGGATCAGTGGTTCGTGTGGCGGGGCGGGCGTCGTTGGGGGATGCGGCGGCCGCCCCGCGGGTCAGGCCGCTCGGCGCTTGGCCTCGGCGACGTCGTCGGCGATCGCGAGGATGTGGGCGCACCAGATGCGGGCCTTGGCCTGGGCGGACGGACCGGTGGGCTGCTGCTCCAGGTCGTGCCGGATGGAGTCGAGGCACATCTCGTGCAGGGCCTTCTCCTGGGCGTGCTTCACGTACAGCTCGTCGTGGCTGGCCTCAGTACCGCTGAGGGCGTCGACGTCGGCCGGCTCGGTCACGGGCCACTGGCCTGTGCGGTGCTTCGTCACAGCGTCTCCCTGTAGATGGGCCAGCCGGGGCCGGTCGGGGTTTCGGGCTTGCCCTGCAGGGCGTTGGGCGTGTGCGCGGGGCAACGGTTGCCGGGGATGAACAGGCGGACGCCGTCGACTTCCTTGCAGTGCCGCCGTTCGTCGCCGATCCAGTGGCGGCACTCGGGCCGCTGGTCGTCCTTCACGCCGCCTCCCGTGCTGCGGGCGCGTGGAACGCGGTGCGGATGATCGCCCGCTGCCGGTCGTCTAGCGGGGGCGCGCTATCCACAATTCGGTCAATGCGGGCCCAGTACTGGGCGTTGCGGATCGGGTCCTCGAAGCGGACTGGGCGGTCCGGGCGTCCGGGGGCGGGTGTAGCTACACCCCCGGACGTCGCGGTGTTCACCTGCTCGGTCACGCCTGCACCCCGATCGGGATGCGGAAGCGAGTGACCTCGAAGACGTCCGGGAAGAGGTGCACCGACAGGCCGAGGTGCTGGGTGACGAGGAAGCGGATGGCCGCGTCGCGGGTGTCGTCGCCGAGACGGGCAGGGGTGTAGACGGTGATGCGATTCGAGGCGGTGACGGTGACGTAGCCGAAGAAGCCCGGCTCGTTGATGCCGGTGGAGTCGAGGCTGCCGTTCACCAGGGCGAGGAGCTCGCCCATCGGGAGGTCACAGACCTGCTCGCACGTGAGGTGCTGGTCGGTCGGGGTCGACGGCGCCGTTGCCGTCGTGGCACTGTGGGTCATGAGCGTGTTCCCTCTTGCTTCGCGGTAGGTGCGGATTGCTCGACTTGGCGCCTCCGGCTGGACCCCGGGGGCGCTGTCGTTTTCTTGGGCCTTCGCTGCCGACTGGACCTCGGCGGCGCGCCCCTTGGTGGCCTTCACGCCGCATCTCCTGCGGCTACGCCCTCGCTGTCGCGGTCGATGAGCTCGTCGATGCTGAGCTCGTAGGCCGTGGCGAGGGTGAGCAGCGTTTGAGCGGCGGGCTTGACGATGCCTCGGCAGATGCGCGAGAGGGTCGTCTGGTTGAGGCCGGTGCGCTTGGCGATCGCGTAGTTGCTGTGATCGCCCCTGGCAGCTGCGGCCTCGTGGAGGCGTGCGCTGCGCAGGCGGTAGCTGGACATGTATATCCCCTAGCTTGCAGGCCAGCTATCTGATACTGGCTGCCGTGCGAGCAAGGCTACGCCCCTTATTCGCATGCATGCAAGCTAGCATCCGTAACAACGCTCGTTACGAGCCGTTGCAGGCCTGCGATTGACCGGTATGCGCTGGTGTGCAAGTACGTACTTGCTTGCTAGCGTGTAACCATGCCGACCACTGAGACGGGCCGGGCCGCCCCAAAGAGCCAGGCCGAGCGCTTCGCGGAGTACATCCGCCCTGCGGTAGTGGCTGCCGGGTACGACATCGACAGCCCCCGCGGTGGAGGCAAGAAGGAACTGGCCAGGGCCACCGGGGCGTCGCAGTCCAGCATTGGGCGCATGCTCGCCGGCCAGACCATGCCGGGCCCACTGCTCCTGGAGAAGCTTGCCGAGGCGCTGGGTCTACCTCTGACGGACCTGCTGATCCAGTCAGGCATGGTGTCGAACGCTCGGAACATGGGTGAAGCGCCCAGGCCCGAGCCGGTCCTATCTCTCACCGTCGAGGACGCTGCACGAAGGCTCGGAATCACGTCGCCGAAGAGCGTCAAGATCTTCAAGGCGATGGTGGAAACCTTGCGTACAGAAGAGGAGGGAGACTGATTTGGCGTCCGAGATGCGGGATGGCCGGCGCTCGTTTCGTGCGAATCTTGCAGAGGTGGCGGGCTGGTTCTTTTCGCCAAAGAAGCCTGCCAGGTGGCTCATACCTGCCTATTTGATAGGCCTCGCGGTCATTATTGTGGTCGTTTCGGTGTGGGACCCAAATAGCGCTCCTTCCTGGCTTGAGGTGAAGGACCGCCGAGGGCATGAGCAAAGACCAGCTGACGTCATCGGTGGCATGGTCGTCCTCATCCTGCTGGCGAGCGTTACTGTCCTCGCCGTCCGCTGGAAGGCACAGCTGATCAGGCTCAATCGGCGACTCGCTCACCAGCACACCGCCTACTACCGCACCCAGTTGGAGCGAGAGTTTGGCCGCAGGGAGATGGAGCTCCTTATCGAGCGGACGGACTGGGAGCGGGAGCGCGACGAGTGGAGGGCTCAAATGCAGAACGAGACGTATGTGCAGATCCTTGACCAGGTAGACCGAGGCACGCTCGGCCCTCGCCCGAAATCCCGCGACGACGATTAGCGTCCGCCCCGCTTCCACTCAAAGACCACGGCGTCGTAATCGAAATACCCGCCGTCGGGCATGCGCCCTTGCCGCGGAGTCGTCAGCGTGACCGTAACCAGCGTGCGTAGCACGCCGCGCTGCCGCTCCAGTTCGAGCGCCCGCCATGCCTTCCGCACGTCCGGCGCCCCCACCAGGCCGACGAGCGGGTCGATCGTCGCCGCACGCGCCAGCTGCTTGGTGACGCCCTCCAGCTGCGCGCGGGCCGTGTCCATGCCCTCCGTGAACGGCCCCAGCTCCAACTGCCCCGCACCGAACAAGCCCGCCAGGTCCGTCATGCGCCGGCGGATCCGCTCGCTCTCCGCCTGCAGCCCGGCCACATCCACGTCGTCCGGCCCGGGCAGCAGCAGGTCCTCGGCGTCGTCCCGCGACAGCCGCTCGACGATCGTGTCCTCGACGTACTGGTCCACGATCTCCGCCCGCCGGCCGCCGCCGTGCCCGGTCGGGCACCTGTAGCTCGGGTACTGGCGGCCGCCGGACTGGGTCACGGTCAAGCCCTCGCCGCAGCCGTTCCGGCCGC